GTCCGAATCCCAAGGAACTGGTCCGTCGAAGACGGAATCGCTCTCTCAGCACTCGTTTTACGCCTCGTGGGTGATCGTTAGTACCAATGTGTTCACCCCCAGAACATCTGGGCACACCAGAACCTCCCACCCAATCAGCGTGAGCCTCCCTGCCACAACAGCTTCCTGTTTCAAGCAGGAATAGTTAAACTTTAGTAAGTAAATCGGGTGCTGTCAAGTACCCCACACGGCTCCTTTCGGCGCTATGTCGGACTCCGGTCAATACTCCCGTTCGATGCTTCAAAGAACAAACACTAGGGGAAGGGGATGGATTTGAACCACCGACCTCTCTGCAGGGTTGTCCGGTCCCCAACGAGTGTCCTTGCCTGCTCCGCAACCCCTGAGTGCGCTACTCGGGAGCCACTCGGCTACTAGACCACCCTTCCCATAACACAGTCACCTCGTCATGTCATCCTTTCCGGGGTTACGGCTCACACTGTCTACTCGGACGGGGACGGAGATGATCCCTCCTGTGAAGCTCTCACTGCGTCCCGCCATGTTCCTCTCGTGTGGTGGAACTGGGCACGCTTCCTTGCATCGATCCGGCGGGCACCCCGGCGACATGACCGGGAGCCTTCGGTCCCCGTGCCAAACCACGCATCGAAACGGTCAGCGGCTTCCCGCAGTTCCCGTTGCCTCTTCGTTGGTTTCGCCATGGAACCTCCATCAGTGTGAACCGTTCGGGCTTCCAACCGTATCCGAGGGGTTTGGGCGTCGAGTAGTACCCACTAGTGTTGTGCCTTTGAGTATGAGACACCAACATGCCTTGCGGCGTTGCAAAGGTTCCTTCATTTCCGGTCCTTATGGACATAACCTGACCCTCTTTTTTAATTCCCCGTCAAAAATTGACAGACCAATTTCTTCGGCATATACTCTATCCATGATTGCGTCAACCAAGCTCTCGTTGAAGTTTGCCAGCGTCTCGAAAGTGGCGAAGATCGTGGCCGTTCTTGACCGCTACCGTGCTACCGTCAACGCCTATATTCAGCACATCTGGAGTTATGGCGGTAGCCTTAACAAAGCAACCGCTGACGTCGTTCCTCTTGGTCACCTGACGTTTCGGATGAGGGGGCATGCGCTCCAACAGGCGCTCGGCATTGTAGCGGCCACACGAAGAAGCGCTGCCCAAACGGGGAATCTGGCCACCTGTCCTGCGTTTTCTGGGGCAATGGTTTTGTCTAAGCAGCTTGCTGCCATAACAGAAGCCACCGAGACGAGTGAGTTCGATTTGTGGATGCGTTTCTCGACTCTCTCCAGAAGGCACTGTATCAATGTACCTCTCAAGGCCACCAGACACCTCAGAAAGCTGTTGATTATGCCGGGGGCGAAACTGAAGGGTGGATGTGCTATCGGATGTCGAGCAGGGGTCTACTTCGTAACCCTCTGGGTGGAGCTTCCGGACCTTGCCCTCAAGGAGCAAGGAACTGTCTTGGGCATTGATGTCGGATTGAACAAGCTTATCGCCACTTCCGATGGGAAGATCTACGGCGCTGATATGTCTAAGTATGTGCGACGTGTTTGCCGATGTAAGAACGGTTCTAAGGGCAAGTTCCGTGCTCGACGGGCTCGGGATCAATACATTGATGAGACGTTGAATCAACTGCCTTGGGATAAGTTGCAGTTGGTGGCCGTCGAAAAATTGACAAACCTCAAGAAGGGAAAGAAACCCAATCGAGGTAAGAGTTTTCGCAGGGCTCTGGCCCCCTGGACATACGCCTACGTGCTGCGCCGGATTGAATGGAAAGCCCGTCTGAACCGTGTTCGACGGGTGGAAGTAAATCCAGCGTACACCTCGCAGATATGTCCTTCCTGTACTCATCGGGCTAGATCCAACCGAGTGAATGAGAAGTTCGTGTGCGTGCGGTGTGGGTACGCCGCCGATGCCGACTTTGTTGGCAGCGTGAACATCCTTGCTCGGGCCGTCGGGGAGTCTATGGTCCCCCGGTCCTGCACGACCTGAAAGGTCGCTAAGGCCAGAATGTGTTCATTCTGACTAACCATATTGTCCACCCTCTTTTGACCTGCGTGTCTTGACCAGTTCGGGATACGGGCACGTCAGGCCATCCCTTCCGGGACAACGGTTCACACACTGTCTACTCGGATGGGACCAGAAATGATCCACAAAGGTGCCAACGGAGGGGATCGAACCCTCACGAGCGTAAAGCCCACAGCATTTTGGGTGCTGCATGTCTACCAATTTCACCACGTTGGCGGAATTATCGGACAATACTGTCTGAAAAATAGATGTGATGCACACTCTCAATTCCGGCTTCCTGATCCCGGTAGGGGAAGGGTACACGGAAACGCCCCAGCCATTGGGTCTCTCCTGTTTTCCGGTCCTTACTCTCGTACTCTCGCTGGATCCGTTCCTGTACAACCAGGGGGAAGGGGGGTGTTACCTGCTGGATCAAGCCCTCACCCTCTTCGGCCCACATTGGTCGGAGGTCCATGACGGTTCTGGCCCCCTTTTGGATCTCAACGAGCCGGAAGGTGTCTTCGTCACACATCTCGTAGGTGAAATTGAAATACGTTTTGGCCCCCGGCGAGAGGTCCAGCCCGAAAAGGAACCTTTTCCCCAGTAGCTTGGGAATCGTAATGTTCATGCTGATCTGGAGTGACGGTTGCAGCACGCCGTTCCGATAATCCACCAGGCACTTCCACTCCACCACGGACTCGGGTTTGCGCTTTTGATCCCGTGCCCCTATGAAACGGTAATCGAAGAACCATCTGTGTTCCCCACAGGGGTGTTCGAGCACACGAACAGTTGCACCCTCACTGGTGAGGAAATCGAACTCTTGGGTGATCTCCTTCCTGTCTTGGATGTTTGTGAGAATCCGTTGGAGGCGCAAAGCCAACGGGTGGCCAGGTCCGATCTCCGCTAGGAGCAGTCCAAGTTCATCCGATGGGTACATGTCTTTGTCCGTCATCCCAGTCCTCCTTTCACAAGGTCTACTCTGGGGGAACCTGAGATGATCCACAAAGTGCCAGGAGCGGGAGTCGAACCCGCACGGACCGAAGCCCACCGGCCCCTAAAACCGGAGTGTCTACCAACTTCACCATCCTGGCATAGTACCCGGAGGGGGAGTCGAACCCCCAAACCCAGCATTTTAAGTGCTAGAGGTATGCCAATTCCCTTCATCCGGGCAAAAGAGTGCCGGGGGGCGGAGTCGAACCGCCTACGCCCAGATTTTCGGTCTGGCGCTCTACCAGTTGAGCTACCCCGGCAAAAGGTGGGTGGCGGCGGGAGGACTCGAACCTCCAGGTGCGTGTTTGTTCCCCAGTTTGGTCCCCATGACAGGGTCCGAGGTGTGGAACGATGTTTTACGAAACAAGATTAAGTCTTGTGGCTTTACCAGTTTGCCCACGCCGCCATAGAAAGAACACCAGCAGGTGCGGAGGGATTCGAACCCCCAGCCCTCGGATTTGGAATCCGATGCTCTACCAGTTAGAGCTACGCACCCGTAAAGGAATTCACCTGTCCGGGGTATTGTTGGACAGGAGGACAAAAACCATGAGCATCAAAAACCCCTCTGCTGAGGCCCTAGCAAAACTTATTGGTTGGACCATCACAGCGGTTAAACCCTTTCGAAAAGGTGAAGCCATCGCAAGACTGACTCTAACATCAAAGGGACAGATCCGAAGGGTGACCGTTTGTCGTGGTCAAGAAATCTACCTGGAGTCCGATCAGATCTACCGAGGGGACGAGGGACTCTATCAGGATCTGACCGACATGCTGGTACAGATCCAAGCCTTTGTTTTGTCTGATGACTCGGACAAAACCATTGAACCCCTGGACAATGTCCTAACACGTCGAATTGGTTTCCAGTGTCTTGACAAGACTTGGGAGATTGATTTGACGAGAGTTCTTGCTAGCCCCTCCTTCCTACGGGAACTCGCCAGCACACCTGAAGGTCGTCAGCAGATGGCGACCACCTTGAGCAGCGGTTGGTTACCAACGGACAGCGGAGAGGGGGAGATTTGAACTCCCGGTGGACTTGCACCCACGTCTGCTTTCCAAGCAGATGCCCATAGCCTGACTAGGCGACCCCTCCATAGTGCGAACGATGGGATTCGAACCCACACCCCGTCAAGCAGGACTGCGCCCTCAACGCAGCGTGTCTACCCCTTCACCACGTTCGCAAAATGAGCCCTACCTTACCTCGCTGTTCCGCATCGTCCTATCCGTGGGTAATAGTTCAGGATTGACACAGAAGGGGACAAGGGTTTGTACCCTACACCCGGCAGGCTCAGACCAGGACAAAGCGGAGGAGGGGGGATTCGAACCCCCGGTAGAGTTTCCCCTACAACGCCTTAGCAGGGCGTCGGCATCAACCACTCGCCCACCCCTCCGTACTCTTTATGGTGGTGGGGGTAGGAGTCGAACCTACGATGTTTCTTACGTCACGGTTTTACAGACCGCTGCCTTCGCCGCTCGGCACACCCCACCATACTAGAGAGAAGGCCGGGAGTCCCACCCGGTCTCCTCTCCGCCAGGACGGGTGGGACTGGTTACCCACGCAGGTCGAGTTTTATCAAGGCCCCTTGCCGCTGACCTGTTTTGAATTCAGCAGCGTCTCCTCAAGTTTATACCCCGACGCCCATCGTACAAATGGGTGAAGCTCAAACAGGTTTTCCACCTCTCAAGCCGTCCTCGGTGCCGGAAGAGGGAGTCGAACCCTCACACCATTTAAGGCACTAGAACCTGAGTCTAGCGTGTCTACCAGTTCCACCATTCCGACATAAGGGTGCTGGAGTGGCCGTCCAGCACCCTCGTGGCATCCAGTTGTCAAAGACCGCCTCAGTTTTACGGGCACTGAGAAGCCGTTCTCTTAAACTGACCTAATCAGGGTCATCCCTTGATTAGAGTTAAGTTCCTGCCCAATCGGTAGTTTCACTCCGATCTTATGACCAGAGCCAGAGCTTCCAAGGCAACAGGCTGTCACGGTCGAACTAACCGCCAAAACTGAAAATTTAACCTTCATAGTCCTCATTACAGGTCACTTAAACCCGTTGTCAAACATTCCAGAACGAAGAAACCCCCCGGAGCCTGAGCGCCGGGGGGTTTCGGGTTCGATCCCGTTATGGTGAGCTACTCGCCCGCCACCCCCAGCGTCCGCTCGGACAGATAGAGCGACCAACTGGTCGTCTCTGTCCGGGCTTCTAAGGTGGTAAACAAGCAGGTCATTATCGTCTCCTTCCAATCCTCAGGGCATCCTCACAGGTGGGGTTGCCCTGTTACGCCATAGATAGTCAACAATGTTGTAGCAATTTCTTGCTTTCATTGTCTTTTATGGTAGCGGGGACTATAGGCTCCCGCCCTTCGTTAAACAAACCATCAGAAGTCCAAAAGAACCCTTTACGGTTTGTTTAACTTAGCCGCACCCACCATGGGATCTCAAAGAGACCGAGTTTCAAGTTAGAAGCCACATTCAAAACAGCATCTATGGTGAAGCCACATTTGCCACACTTGAACGTCTTACCTTTCCTGTTACTCTTACGGACCCAATCACACTCAACACACCGCTGAAACCCAAACTCATTCGCAACCTCTCGAAAAGGAAACCTTCCTTCTCTGAAAGAAGATACCGGGGTGGGAACCCTATGTCAAGGGTTTTTTTCATCCCGTCCCTTCAACAGTAACTACTCTGGATGCCCCGACGATGATCCCATTCGTTTTCCTCGCTATCCCCTTCCTTTAATAGGAGGCCCCAGATGGCGCTGACCCTTTATCCTCGACTGGCTCAGGTGATTCGGGACAACCCGGATCTGGGGAGGTACCGTCGTGGTCTACTTGGGCATTGTTGCCGGGCACCCAACGACCGGGTCCTCCGTGGGAGAATAGAACGCTTCCTGGTGTCCCTTCCTCGGTACAAAGAGGTTCTGGAGCCTCTACTACACTGACGACCCCTTTGGGGGTAGTGTAGTAGTGAGGAGGGGGGAATGTCCTACATTTTACATGGCCAAAAGGTGCGGAAGCAATTGCTCTGGGGTGCGTTCAGGTTGGCAGAGGCTGTGGGGGTGACTTACGGCCCCCATGGTAGAAACTGTCTCCTGTCCCGCTGGGCTGGTGTCCTGTCCACACGGGACGGCGTCACCGTGGCCCACGAGGTCGTGCTGGACAATGCAGTAGAGAACCAGGGCGCAGCCCTCCTGAGGTCTGCTTGTGTGAAGGTGAACGAGGAAGTCGGGGACGGGACAACCACGACTGCCCTCCTGGCCGCCGAGATTTTGAAACGTGGTCAACAGATGGTTGCTGCTGGGATCGATCCTGGTCAGCTTTGCCTGGGGATCAAAGACGCTGCGGATGCCTTGGACAAGGCACTCCAGGACATGTCCACACCCATCAGCACCCCTGAGCAAATCACACGGGTAGCGATGCTGGCGTCCAACGGGGACACCGAGGTCGCTGAGGCTCTGTCCGAAGCGACGATGGCCGTGGGACGGGACGGCACCATTGTCATTGAGGACGGTCAAAGTACCGACGTCCGTTTTGAGTACCAGGAAGGGATGGAGTTGAACAGGGGGGCCGTCAGCAATGTCTTCCTACGGAACGAGAGGGAACGGACGATGACTGGTCCTCTCGTTGCGGTTATCAACCAGGAACTCAGGTCGGTGAGAGACATCCAGGATCTGTTGGAATGTGCCTCCCAGTGGCAACCTCGGGAACTCCTGATTTTCTCGCTGGGGGTCAGTCATGACGCTTTGGCGATCCTGTCCGTGAATGACTCAAAGGGCACCGTGAAGAACGTCCCCCTCCAATGTCCTGGTTTCGGACACTGGAAGAGAGAACACCTCCAGGACATTGCAGCCCTGGCTGGAGCTACCCTCGTCACCAGAGAACTAGGGATGAGCCCACAGGAATGGAATGCTGACTGGTTCGGAGCTTTCCATCATGTCCGTATCAGGAACAAATCCATCGTTATCACAGCCTACGAAGACAAGCAAGAGGGCCTCCAGGAGTACCTTGACACCCTGCGGCTTCAGGTGGAACGATCTCCCTCAGCATTTGACCAGGACAAGATCCGGGAGCGGATGGCAGCACTGTCCGGTGGCCTGGCTGTCCTGAAGATCGGGGGTGTCACGGAGATAGCAATGAAGGAGCGCCGTGCCCGAGTGGAGGACGCCCTGGCTTCGGTGCGAGCCGCCTTGCAGGGAGGGGTTGTGCCCGGTGGGGGTGCTGCTCTGCTCCACGCCGCACACCGGGTGCAGTGGCCCCAGAAGGGCTACCCCCATCGGATGGGTTGGGAGATCCTGGGCCAGGCTGCGGCACGACCCCTTCAGATCCTGGCTGAAAACGCCGGGGAGAAGTCGGGGGCTGTCATCGAGGCAATGACGAGAGAGTGGGCTGACTCAGGGAACCCCTGGATCGGATGGGACGCCTCCCAGGGGCAGATACGTAACCTGGCTGAGGAGCCGCTTGTGATGGACCCCACCAAGGTTGTGAGGGCCGCTTTGCGGGTGGCTGTTTCCGTAGCCACCACCATCCTGACGGTTGAGGTAGCCATCACACGGTAGGATAAACGGACGCCTCCTGGGATCATCTCAAGGGGGTCCAGAGTAGAGAGGGTGAGGTGATGAAAAATGACAATGACTGCGACTATCCTGATCCTTGTCCTGGCTGTTGTGGGTGCAATGTTCCTGGGAGCAATTCCAGGGTACCTGATCTGGAGGCTGGGCAAATGGATGATGCGGGAAGCAGCTCGTCCGAAGGTTTGCCCCTGCGGGATGCCAATACAGCACACCTGATTGTCCAGATCACCGTAGACGAGCACGGCCACGTCAAGTCCCTGCACGATTTCCAAACACCCGAGGATGCTGCAATTTCCCAGAAGTGGGATGGCGGTGGGGTCAGACACATTGCCCACGCCTTATTGACCGAGGCGGTACGACGAGAGGCTTACGTTTGTGCCTTGCTTGCAATGACCCAGGACAAAGAGTTCCTTCGGGCCTGTAGACACCCTGAGGCAGTTGATGCCGCTATCGTGAATCTAGCAATGAAAGTCGAGAAGAACTTGGCTGATGTGATCCCGAAGATTTCCCAAGACTCTGTCAGGGAAATCCTAAAAATGATGCTCCATACACACTAATCTAACCATAGACTGAGTAGATGAGAGAGGGGGATTGCATTTCATGAGTCTGTTCGACAAGATCCTAGCTCTACGACGTCCAAAGATCTGGCAACGGTTCCGAGGACTCCGTGAGCAACCGGCACCTGAGACCGAATCCGTCACGGAGGCATGGCACATGGGCCTCCAGACGGGCTTCGGTGAGGGTCTGGTGGAGGGTGTAGACCTGGGGATCGATGTGGGCATGGCCTCCCCGGTCGTTGCTCAGACCGATGCTTGCGAGTGGATCGAGAACTAGACCCGCCTCTGTCCTCTCGGTGAAGTCCCTATTAGATGCCTTTGTCAGGATTCACCTCAGGAGGGATCCCGATGGACTATGGCGTCAAATTGGCCGAACAAGCAATCTTCAGTGGGTGTGGGGGGAGTGCCCTTCAGTACCTTGCTGCTGTCGATCCCGATGTCAACGCTGTCATAGCTGGGATCGCCAAGGAAGCTATTGGGTGGGACAAGCTCCCCAAGGGTTGGACCCAGGAGTCAGTCAAGAAGTTCTGGGCCTCACTGACAGGTCAAGCCAAGCACAAGGTCACCAAGTGCATGAAGGAAATGAAGGGGAAGTTTGACGACCCCGGAGCCTTCTGTGCCTCACTTGCAGATACAATAGAGGGCACCACTTCGTGGAGAGGGAAGAAAGCCATGACAAGTCACACGGGTGCTGGGATTTCGATACGCCAGATCAAGGACAGGGGTCACGCTACTTTCAGCAGCGGCGGCGTTTATGTCCACGTCTGGTTCGACAAAATGGACGCAAAAAACGATTTCGGGGGGCGGGGTATTGCAAAGGAATGGCAGATCATCGTGTCGACAAGCCCTGACCCTCTGAACCTCAAACCCCATGGGCGAGAGTTGGTCCGAGACACGTTCCGGTCCGTTGAGCCTAGAGCAGACGGATCCGTAATCAGGATGGCCGAGGAGTTCATCAAACACTCTCTCTTCAAGTATCGGAACCGAGTCGGATCGGATCAGGCAACTCACAGGGTGGCCTCACGCTACCTCCAGTCCTTCAACAAGTTCAACGCTCCAGAGGTTCTGGGGGCACTGTTCAAGGCCCTGGAGAAGGCTGGGCTAGACGAGACCGCTTCCAAACTGAAAAAGATGGGTGTTTCCCGCCTGGTCAACGACGCCTGGAGGGAGAAGTAGGATGAACCGAACGGCAGCCGCTGATGTGCATCCGAGAAAGACGCACACTTGTTCCACTGCTTCTGGGCAACTCGGAGTCAATTGGGACAATGTACCGTTAGGGGAAATGTCCGATGTGCAGTTGGCAAAGAAATTGGGGTGTTCTACTTGGAAGATTCAAAAAAGGCGTTGGCAGGTGGGGACACCCCATTTCAGTCGAACCCATCAACGAGATCAGATTAATTGGGACAAGCAACCATTAGGGATGCTTTCGGATAAAGAACTAGGGGCCACCCTGGGTGTTTCCTACAACATTGTGAGTTCGGAACGTAAAAAACGAGGAATAGCAGCCTATAGAACTACCTTTGAACGAGATTGGTATGCCGAACAAATAGGAATACTCCCCGACAAGGATATAGCTGAATCTTTGGGGGTGACCCTTCGGGTTGTCCAAGCGGCACGTAATCAACGCAAACTCCCAAACCCAACACCCAAACCCTCTCTTAATGTTTGTTGGGAAAAGCAACCGCTTGGGAAAGTAAGTGATGTTTCTCTTGCCCGCACCCTTGGTACAACTACCTGTATAGTCCGTGCTGCTAGGTTAAAATTAGGGATTCCTCGAAGAGACCTGATTTGCTTGACCACTGAGGGGGAAAACGTAAATTACCCAGAGGCTGTTATTGACCTCTACTGGCATCATATAGGACAGGAACATCAAGCACAGGTGACTATTGGTCCATACCGTGTGGATTGGCTATTCCCCAATAACGTGGTAGTTGAGTACGCTGGGTTTGCGGCCCATAAAACACTAGGGACAGTCTACAAAAAAAAGTTGGAGAAGAAAGCAGCATTTTTGAGAAGTCGGGGATACACCTTCCGTGTGATCTGGCCTGAAGAACTGACTAAGTACCAAACGGAAACAGAACCACAGTTTACAGACGCTCATGTTTGTCTTGTTTGTGGGAAACAGGACAGGTTTGCGATTCGGGCCTTGTGTAATAAACACTACAAAGAGTGGCTCACTACACAGCACAAAAAGCTCCCACTGTCCGAACGGTTACATAAATTACGGCCCCCCCTTTTACGCATTTACAGGGCACTTGTAGAAAGTGGTGGTGCCGGATGCGTGGATTTCTCTCATCGCCCGACTGTGATCAAGGGGGCTGTGCACCTCCTACCCACAAGGGCTAAGAAACGAACACTAGGGGTGTTGTCAGAGTATGGGTTGTTAACCGTTGGTCCTGAATCTCAAAACCAGATTCCCTTTGTGGTGTGTCAGGAGACCCCCTAATGATTGCGAAAACAACCCATGTTAAGATTACACCCCAACGACAACCCAATCAGTACTCGTGTACAGCAACGTCTTTGTCAATGGCAATGCAATCTTTGGGAATCCCCGCTTTTGAATGTTCCGTAAAACATGTCAACAAAGTTTTGGGGGCAGTACCCTTGCAAGGCGGGTCATGGGATCAGGTAGCAGGTGCAGCATCCCATTTTGGTTGTAGGGTCACACTAGTGATTCCTGCCACATTAAATATGGTACGTCAGTGGACGGACCAAGGAATACCAGTACTGATCGGATGGAATACAGGGGCCGAGTGGTCCCATGCCAGTCTGATCTTTAGTGTGACTGACACAGATGTTTCCATTGCAGATCCCAACATCAAAAACCCTGATAGGCTAATACGAGTGTTAAGCCACGACGATTTTTATGAGAAATGGTGGGAAAAAGCGTCACAAGGTTATCTTATTCGTCGCCCTGCGATGGCCGTCGAGCGGGAGATTTCCCAGGACGGACGCCAGATGGTCGCCTCCCGCAGGATTCTGACAGGTGCAGGACTGAGTCAGCCCATCCGGGGCCAGACCGAACACATGACAATGCTGGATGAAGTTGCAGACTTCGGGGTAGAGGCCAAACGCCCACAGCCTGTCAATCCCCGGAAACGGAAGGACAACAAGGTCAGAGGCCCTGGGAACAAGATCAGGAACCCGGTCACACGGGGGCTGATTGAGAAGGGTCCGAGCGGTGGGCGGCACCAGAACAGGCCCTATGATGAGGCCAAGGGCCGTCAGCGGCGGCAGAAACACCCCAAGCCCTGGGAGCGGGACGCTGCTCTGTCACAGCCTCTAAGCCTCCGTTCAGACTACGGCACCGGGGACACCCTGGGACGACGCCTGGAGGAAGAGGCTGAAAGGACTGCCACATATGATGGCAACCCTGATGGGGTTCCCATCTACCCGAACGATATTGACCACGGTGTTGACGCCCCGCTCACCGGGGGTTTCAACGTGATGCAACAGCTACAGAACGACCTGCTCCACGAGCAAGGTAACGACGAGATGAAAAGGCGGTTGGCCCGTCGCTACTTGTCTGGGAGGATGGAATGAGCCTGAGGAAAGAACTTGTGAAGCTGGCGAGGAAACACCCCGAGACCCAGAGGCACCTTGTACCGATCCTCAAACAGGCTCGATGGGACCACCGAAGCACACCTCTTCAGGTGATCCAGGCTGTGGGGAAGGGCATCGGGAAAAAGGGCACCCGAAAAAACGAGCTGGCAATGTCCTTTGAGTTGGATTCCCCCACGATCTCAGACGTAGCGGTGGGTTTTGCCCAAACCACCTTCCATGGGGGCGAGTATGCTGCTCTCTCCATCAGTGCCATTACTATGTCCGGGACGAAGCATCTGCAAACCTTCACCTTCCCGGACGGGGTGTTCTTTCTGGTACACACTAACTCCTGGTGGTTTGTAGACCACCGAGTGAAGGATCCCGGACATAATGATGAGCCTCGTGTCCGCAAAGCAATTGCTGAAACAGTGGCAGATGTCGTTCAGTTCCTCAAGGGATACATTAGGAAAGCCGAGTCCACTCAGAGCCTGGGGCCTGATGTTCAACTAGCACTGAAACTGAACAAGGCAATGAGACTGGGGCTAGATGAAACGTCACTAGCTGCCTTAATTGAAGCAATGAACTAGAGGGTACAAATCATGAGTAAAAAGATGCAACGTTTGGCAGGAATTGTTCCGGGTGTGTCTGATGGTACAGGACTGGGTAGATTCTCCCCGGATTGTCCTCTATCCGAAGAGGAGCAACTGGTAGAAGGAACCCGAGGTATACCTGATGGCACAGGCCCAGGAAAAGGCTCCCCTGAATGTCCTCACGAACGGTTGGCTGGAGGAACCAGAGGTGTGCCTGATGGTACGGGGCCGGGGTGTAACTCCTCTGACTATCCCCTGTTCGAGGATGAACAACTGGTCGAAGGAATCCAAGGTGTACCCGATGGTACAGGACCGGGAAGGGGTTCTCCCGAATGCCCTCTAGCCGTGGATGAGAGCAACTTCGAAATGGCGGGAACACTTGAGTTACGTGCGGCCTTCCGTCGTGTCCTTGCATCGACTCCGTCGTGGCCTGGAGCGGACAAAATCTACTCCCGTCTTTACAAGGTACTGGAGATGATGGGGCACGCAGAGTGGAAGTCCCAAGTCGCACAGGCCAAAAAGCGGCGTCGGAAGCTCAACCGCTTCACCCCAACTGGTGACATGCAGGACATCATCGATGCCCTGGACAATGGGGACGAAGAAGAGTTGAAGGCACTCAACTTGGAGCACCTGAGAGCGGCGTCCCAGAAGGATGTCACTAGACTGGCCTCGATGCAATCCCTGATCAACGTCAACCTCAAAGACGACACGGAGATCACCGGGGACACGAACCCGGTTGGGGAGTCTACCTCCCTGCTCCCCGGTGACGCCCACGATGAACGTGAGGGCATGTTCGAAAAAGGTGAGCCTGCCGACCCCACCAAAAACATGTCCGAGGCGGACAAGAAGAAGTGGGACGAGGAACGCATCAAGCACAAGGACCAGTTCAAGCAGGCCACGGTGTTCCCCGACGAGACGTCCAGGCGGGAATACCTCAGGAAGCACCCTGATGCTGATCCTCAGATGCATTCGGTGGAGCACACCGTAGTGGAGAAGACCCCCGAGCCCGAGATCAAGAGGAAGCCTGAACCCAAGGGCAAAACGTCCTCTATGACGAGGCTCGGTGGCCCCGTCACGGTCATCCCCAACGAGGAGCCAAGCTCTGAGTTGCCTGGAGCCGGGGATGAACCCACGGTCGTCATGGACATCGCCGCCTCAGGTCAAGGGGTAAAGAAACAGGTAACACAATGGATGTACGTGATCTCCAGGGACTCTGGCGGTGGGTTCCTGGTTACGTTGGGTGACCCTCGCAAGACGACTTCTGACATCAAACTCAGGACCACGGACAGGAATGACCTGAAGGACTGGATCCATGACAATGTGGGTCGGAAGATCAGTCCCAACCATATCATCGATCTGACAAGGCTGCGTCTTGTCCCTGACACTTGGGATGATAACTTCATCGCAAGCCTTCCTGACAATGTGGCCAGAGGTCTAACCGCCACAGGAGAAACAATCCTGGAGTCCAAGTGGGGCAAAACCATCACCGCTGGCGTCCGTCCCATCCACGAGATCGCCGTGGACATCCGCAGGGACTGGAAGCCCGTGAACTACGCTGCCAAGCCCCACCTGGACGCCATGTTCCGCCTGGACGACATCACCGACAGCTTCGGGGCGGATTCAGCCCGTCAGATCGTGGCCTACTTCCTCACCAATGCCTCCTCCTGGCGAGGCCCCAAAGCCAAGGAGATCAAGGCTGAACTGAACAAGATGATCAAGAACAGTCGCCGGGCTGGTAGATGGAACGAGCCGGAGGCCCTTCCCAAGTTCTACGGCAAGGAGTACGTACTGGACTCCCTCGTCAGAGTTTCCCAGATGAAAGTGGGGCACATCTATGGGGTTGAAGAGGGACGAGGGGGGCACCTAGACTTCTTCAAGTTCAGTGGTTTCACGGACAACGACGTCAAGTACGGTGACGGTGGCGTCAAGTACAAGTCCCTACGTGACCTGATGCGGGCCAAGGGTGTCCGCAATCTCCGGGCGCTGGAAGCCCTCGAACATAAACCTGAATATGGCCACGGTTTCTACATGTGTGGTGACTGGGGACCGGGTCAGAAGGGTTGCGACCTTTACATTTTCAACGGGCGCTGGGTGGTTGGATCCGGGGCACAGCCGGTTTCTTTCTGGTCTACTGACCCCGCTCCCACAGGCCACCAAGCCGGTCGGGACTCCACCCCACGGTACGTGCTGAAGGTGTACCCCGTCACCCGAAGGTACAGCCAAAGCAACAGCATCTGGGACTCACGGTCCTACGGAAAGCCCACTCGCAACAACATCGCTCGTTTCGTGAAGAAGCATAACGAGTCCCTTGAACCGGGTGAGCCCAATGAGCAGGTGGGACCGCATGGAGCCATCTATGGGGGGGCGATCCTGGACCAGTTCAACGACAACGACATAGTAGCCTTCTGGCAGGACAAAAGGATCATTCGGGAGTACGCACAACGGGGCATCCGGGCAGACGAACAACTCGCCCGGTTCGAAGAGGGCGAGTCCGCCGACCCTACTGAGAACATGTCCCCTGAGGATAAGAAGAAATGGGAAAAGTACCACGGCAAGGTGGACGAACTGGAGGGGAAGGACGCATCGGACGAGCAGGTCGCCCGGTTCGAGGAAGGGAAGCCCGCTGACCCCACCGAGAACATGTCCAAGGAGGATAAGGCCCTCTGGGACAAATACCACGGCAAAGTGGACGAACTGGACGGGAAGGCAGCCTCGGACAATCCCTTGGAAGGATACCCTGATGGTCAGATCCAGATCAATGACTGGAAGTCATCATCCGTGCAACCTGACGGTTCAGTCCGTGTTAAGGGTGCGGACATCACCTGGACCCGCCTGGGTACCTGCGGTGAGAAGTACAAGGACGACAAGGGCGACTTCAAGGGTGGGAAGGGTGAAGCCTTCGACAACTGCGTGGCATACCAGAAGGAGTGCGGGAAAGACATCAGGGATCCTAACGCCCTGTGTGCCTGGATTGGACGGGAGCACGGCAAAATCAAAGGTGCAGCCGCTGGGGGCCTCTATGGCTTCACCAAGGGCGTCCAGTCCGACTGCGAGGGTTGTGTCCGTAAGCTGACCAAGCAAGCGGAGAAGGTAGCGAGGAGGGTTTACGCCAAAGATGAGCGGGTCGCCCCGTTTCTCGTAACCCACGCCAAGAAGGCGGACAGCCTCTCGGCCAAGATCCTGGTGGCAGCTCTCGGAAACATCGGGCCGAAGATCGCCAGCGATGAACCCGAGGACCCCCCCGAGGATGGGAAGACGGCCAAGCGGAAGTACGGCCTGTACGGTCACCTGGCCAAAACCGCCCGCCTCGGACTCAGCGCCTGCACCGATGTGCGGGACGTCGCCGGACACCTCGTCTCGGACCTTCACAGCCGCCGGTCGGACAGGCACACCAATGTCACGGCCTTCCTGGACAGGCACGCCCAGGAAGGCGACTGCGTGTATTCCCGGCTGCTACACTCCAGTTACCCTGACCCCGACCGGAAGTCTGCATCGGGGGCACCTGACACTGTGGACGGATGGCTGGCTTGGAGTGAATGACATGAGCGACACAACGAGGAAGCTGGCTCTGCGGTATCTGTCCCAGGGTGATTACCAATCCGTGGAAAGGCTCGGAATCGCCATGCAACGGGGAGCCAAGGAACGTGAAAAGAACGCACGTCTCTGGTCGGACCTTGCTGACAATGTAAGGCGGTTGGCTTCTACCACGATGAATGACGACCCCGCTGATTTCGAGGTTCTCCTGGATGAGATCGAGGGTGCCACCCAGCAGTTGGAACAAGAGAAGCAGTTCATTGGCTCCACCCTCGACCGTCTCTACGAGGTCGTCCGCCCCTTCAGGGCGATGCTGAGGATGCTGTGACAGCCACACAGAGGATAGCCTCCCGATGGCTCGCAGCGGGAGACGGGTGTCCCAACACCATGGAGAACGCAGCCGTCATCCAGATCATCTGCAACCGCAATGGGGCTAAAGGCATCACCAACATCCTGAGTTACCTCCAGTGGTGCGGCGGCGTAGGCCACTCCTGCACCCTGAAGGACGAGAGTTTAATGATCGGGGGAATCGACGGGGATGGTGAGGATTGCATCAAGTCCCTGACCCTGGACGGGGAAACCGTTGACAAGTGGGTAGAGAAGGATCACCGCTAGGAGGGGCTACGTGGCCCTGAGAACCGCTGCGACGGGGAGGGGCCTACACCCGGGGACCCCTTCGGCCCTCACACCCCGACAGGACGCCCCTCGGACATTTCAGCAGTCTCCAGAATCTGTGCCTGAACAGTCTCCCAGGACGCTCTCGCCGTCCGCTTGGCCTTGTTCAGAAGTGCCTTCATCCGTTTGGTGGGTATCCCCTCGACGTCCGCCAATTCCTGGATGGAGAACCCCGTTGCCTTCCTCCCCAACAGTTCCAGGTAACGGGATCCCTCCGGGGTCTTCGACTGCATTACGGATTCAACCCTGTCCCAGATGCCCTGGAACAACAGGTTGTCGTCCACAGCGTCGCTGGTAGCGGTGGTGCTGTCGTCACGAATATCCGTCCAGGCTCCGTCGCTGTCTTCCCCTCCCCACAGAATCCGGGGATCCCTGTGTGATGTCGTAACGATAAGAGAGGGGTTCAATTTGGCCCGTGCCCTTTCCGTATCCGTGCGGGCACCGTACATCTCCCGTGCCACAGGTTCTGTTCCATCGTTCCGGGCGTCCGTGTATGCGGCTCTGACGGCCCACTGGACGATATGGTAATCGGGGATCGGGAGGCCCATCATGATGCGGCTCTTCAGAGCGTTCCTGTGGATCAGTCGGACCATACAATTCTGGACATGATCCTCAACCATCCCTGAAGTAGCAGACACAAGCATCTTGGAGGCGACGGACCTATGGAGCAGGCGGAGGAAGTCCCCTTTAGTTTCCTTCAGTCTCCGGTCGATGAACAGGGCAGTTTCGTTGGGCTTGCCCCTGGACGCTTCCTCCAGGACCTGATTCTGTGTTACCCCCTCGGGGGTGAGTGCCCATTGGCCTCGGATACCCTTCACGGTCAGGGGGACCTTAACTCGGGTGTGTAGATCCTGGTAGGCGATGGAAACCTTGCGCCGAAACCCCGGAGGACCGCTGATGCCCTCAATGCGCCAGCCATCCTCAGGCTTCCCACACAGGGAGAGCCTCTTCGGGTTGAACCCTGCCGCCCGATAAACCATCAGGAAGAGCTTATCTGTGAGGGGGACGAACACACCAGGCTGATTGTCGGTGAGGGTTCCCAACACGGTCAATACAGGGTTTCTGAAGTCACTGAAACTGGGGAGAGCAATTGTCATGGAAGGGCCTCCTTGGGTGACAGCCCTGGTAGGGTGTAGTCACCTCGGTTTAGCTTTGATCGGGGCGTAGACAGGGCTCGAAACGGGAGCAAGGTCCACCTCGATCACCAGGGACCTTACCCCGCCCACAGAACCTGTCAAGGGAAAACATCCAGGTTTTTCTCTGATGTTTTGGGACGAAAGTGCTGGACGGTGATATGCTTATACTTAGACTGTGATGACGGTTGTGATGGAGGGTTACGGATGAGCATCGAAATCAGAGCGGAACTGCTGAAAAGCCTGAGTGGGAAGATAGCGGACACGGAGCCTCCGGCACGACGTTTGGCAACCCGCTGGGTCAAGGGCGGCGTCGAACGAGACTTCGACATAATGTTGCGCCTCCAGGTACTGGAGGGTGTCGCAGGCGTCCCCGTGGGTACCTGGATGGAGAAGCCGAGGCCGAGGGGTCAGCTTCAGCACGCCCAGAGCTACTTCGAGGACAAGGGTCATCAGATCCCTGCAGGATGGTTTTCCCCTGGCAACACTGGGATGTACACCACGGTCTTCCGTTGTGTGGCAAAACTTATCAACAGCTACAAGCTCCGGTGGATCGATCCCCTAGACGTCATCACGAGCAACCTCATGGGCCTCGGAGCCAACCTTGGATCGATCAAACGTCCCGCCTACATGGTGGGCCAAAAGCTCAAGAAACGGATCCTGGACGGTCAGGAAACCCCCGTCAGCATTGGAATAGGGATGCTCTGTAAGTACTTTGGGAACAAGGTAGACGTAGAGGAACGGAAGCAGCGGGATGTCCCGTACCCTGTGGACGAGGAAGGGAACCCCATCGAGTTCGGTGAGGCTGACCCCGCAGAAGACCCCAACCTTCTTAGTTATGACCCGGACGAGTTTGGGGAGTTCCTGGCAGAGGTGGTGTTCCGCCACACCCACGATCCGGTGGGTTCTAAGGTCAGGGATCTGATGCGGGCTGCTTGGCACGACAGTCCCCCTATGCTTCAGTGGCTCAGCATTGTGGAAGGTCAACACCGTTACCCGACCCAGAAGGAGGTAGCGGAGAAGGCAGGCATAAGGCCCTCACCTTTCCATCAGCGGCACTGGAAGCCCCGGTGGAAGAAGTTCCTCCAAGCGCTCAAGTCCAAGCCCCGCCTGCTTACTATGATGGAGGAGAAGGCCAGCGATTACGGAATCTACTGGGATGCTTCTTCCCTCAGAGGTGTAGACATGGATTCCCTCCTGTCACCTCGACCCGACCGTCCACGCCCACGTGCCGCTGCAAACAACCAGGAACAGATCAAAAGAGTGGCCTCCAGGTACATCAGCACCTTGGGACTTTCCTGACAGACCGCTTGACACAGCCCACCATCATAGTCTAACTGTTCCATTGAGTCTGTAGGCTCGATCCAACCGGATCTTGAGAATCAGTTCTGGGAGTGCCTCTTCCGCCCCGCTTCGATGTTCCCTTCGGGGAAGTATAAGTCGGGGGTCTATCTGGATGTTCCTGGGGTCAGGGACACCAGCGATGAGGGGCAATCGGGTAACCGATGGGAAAGCCGTTGAGCTAGGCCGAATGTCTCCTGGATTGAGCCCGTTCTTTGAAGAACAGACAGAGTTCCCTCTTCCTGCAGGATGTCCTTCATCCCCTCGGAAGAGGAGGTGGCAAGACCACGTGTGCCCTACCCTTTGAGGGAGGGACCGAAAGGAGCCCATGAGGATTGAGGATGATCCTCTCGTAAGGGTTGCCCCAGCATCTCCGGTTAAACCCCTAAGGTTATGGACCCTACATAGTCTTAGGGCATCCGATAGGATGCTCGTGGAATCAGTGATAGTGAAAATGAGAAAGTTGAAAACTAGAACCTTAGAGATCGTTACCGTGAGGTGAGTGATCCTGAAACCAACGGGCGAAAGCCCTATGGCCCTTTTATGGGGCCGATCTGTATCCAAAGACAGGTTTAACCGTCTTCTCCTTCCCCTTCCCTAACCCTGTGTAATCCCTGCCCTTATCTATACCAGTGCTGGATCTCCTTGCTGGTTTTCCTCCTATGAAGGAACCTGGGTGGGAGGGATCTACGATGACGACCACCTATCTTGGAGAACAGGATCTACTGCTCATCGGTTTGGGGTGTGCCTACATCCAAGCCAACAAAGCGGTAGTGGATTTCCCTACGTCTACGAGGGCACATCCCTCTGAGTGGGTGGTGATTAGCAGGAACGTCAATCCTCCTGTTGGGGAAGGTGCTGATCGGTTCTTCCCCTTCAAGGTGAGTTGGGACATGTGGCAGTATGCCGTTGTTCCACTAATGCAGGGAGATGGTGACGAACTTTGGGTACAGTTCAAGAAGGGGGACGTGGCTGACTGGGAGACCTTGGTACGGGCTTGGGCTGCTCTCTTGAGGGAACAGGTCAATCCTACTGAGGTGTCCGTTTTAGACGCTGAGTTCCTGGCTTCCCTGATTGGGGAACCGATCCTAAGAGGCCCTCTGGCCCTGAGTGGGGACTCAGCCTACCCGGTTGTGGATCCCCAACTCGCATGGATCGATGGACATCAACGGTTGCAGTACCCGGAGGTAGACTAATGATTGATAAACAGACAGAACCCAAGAAGACGGTGTGGATCTCCTGTAGGGCGAATGAGAAGTGTCCAGGCAACCAGGCTGAGATCATTTCCAGCAGGACCAACCGTCCTGTAGGAGCTATTTCCATTGGGTCCTTCAATGCGGAGCAGGGTGGGACATTCACCCGGTACCGCTGTCTCACTTGTAAAGGTGTCTTTCAAATCACCACCTGACGGGACTTCCTCACCCCTCTGCGAGTAGTACAGGATGATGGGAGGTGTCCGTGTCTTCATGTCTTCTCTTTCATGGTCCTGGGGCAAAGATGGCAGCCTGTGGTGAGGCAGCCCGGATCGGTTATTTGCTGGTCCCGCCTGTAGGTGATGAGGGACGGGGTCTGAAGGTGGCGGAAGCTCGGGAGGTCGTGTCTCTTCTCCAGTCCACCCCGTTGGGTACCCGCAGGGCGGTTGTGGTTGTCGGGCCTATGGATGGAACGGCGACACTCAAGTCTTCGGACGCCCTCCTCAAGACCGTAGAAGAGGGTGGTAGTGGTTACGTCACACCCCTTCTATGGGCCAATGACCTGGGGGAGGTGCCCGGAACCATCCGCTCCCGTTGTCTGGATCGCTGGGCACCCAACAAAGAGCCGGACGTGATAGATGATAACATCTCCTCCGCAGCTTGGTCCGTGGTGCATGCGGCAGTTAAGGGGGACCAGGCGACTGCAATCGATGGTCTTCGGATTATAGGGGGCAAAAAGGCACCTGTTGGGGTGTTCCTCCAAGTGGTTGCAGAGTGCCTGAGTGATCAACTGGATAACGAGCGCAGCAGGGCACTTTGGGACCGGGTTAGAATGGTGACGATGAAACGAGATCCAACCTTCCTAGAGGTTGTGACTGCGTTTGCAGGTTTCTGATGGCGAAGAATCCCACCGTAGTGGCCATTACAGGGGCGGAAGTTTTCATCCAACGGAGAGCCCTTCTGAAGGCAATAGACGTTCAGCGGAAAGCTGGATGGTCTCTGGATTATATTGACGGATCTGAATCAAAAGTAGTGGAGATCGCCGTAGGGTCTGCTGGGTGCTTCCTGGAGGTGTCACGGACCCTAGTGATCGTGTCCAACCCTGAGAAGGTGAAGTTGTCTGTCCTGGAAGGTCATGCCAAACGGGGGGACCCTAACGTGGTCCTGTTGTTGGACTACCCGAAGGATCCTAAGGCCACTACGAAGTTCGCTAAGTTCCTCCAGGGGCTAGGGAAACGGGCCGTCCAATCCTACCCCATCCCCGCCAAGGCATACCAGAAGGCAGAGGCTGCTCAGAGGTTCGTGCGGCAGGAGGCCAAGGATCGGGGGATGACTCTCCCGGAGGATCTGGCCGAGGCCATCGTTGCCCGACTGGGTCAGGATCTAGGCTTCCTCTCATTCGAGATCCTGAAGGTCTCGACTTTGGCCGAGGCTGAGGGGGTTACGGACATCACGGCCAGTTTGGTGAAGCAGAGTATGGCCCCTCTCACCCTGACTGACGTCACGGTGTTAGCGGATACGGTCCTGGCTCGTGACCCACTACAGGTCGCCAACGTTCTCAGGCGGCTCCGTCAGTCCGGTTCGGGTGACCCTACGATCTCCGTGGCGGTACAGCTTGGGAAGATCGTAGTTCGGTGGTTGAACTACGTTCTCCTTCGGGATGCTGGAAAATCCCCTGATGAGATTAGTGGCATGACTGGGATGAATCAGTGGGTTCTAAAAAACAAATTGTTGCCCCCACTTCGGAGGTGGTCAGCCAAGGATTTGGTGGCCCTGATCGGAAGTCTCGCAGAGGCACAGCGGCTTCAGTTGAGTGGGGCCTTAAGTCCCTGGACAAGCCTCTGTGCTGGGGTACTCTCCGTCTGCTCAGGGGCACAGTAGTTATGGTCAAAATCAGGGTCGACCGGTCCCAAATGAAGACTCTCGGCTCAGAAAGAATTACTTGACAGTCACTACAGACTGTCATACCCTTCAGGTCAGGAGATAGTGATGAAGAAAGACCGAAGAATCTTGATACAGTTAGATGCTGAGATGGACCAGTGGTTACGTGATGAGGCAAAAAGACGACGATGCAGTATGGCACAAATAATTCGTGACCTGATCCTTGCCGCTATGGAAAAAACCACCCAATGATCCAACGGGCTTACAAGACCGAACTGGACCCAAACAACGTCCAACGAACGTCGTTGTTTCAGCACGCTGGAGCAGCCAGACGGGCCTATAATTGGGGATTGGGACGAAAGATCGAGGCTCATAAAGCTGGAGAGAAATCTCCCTCGGCAATCAGCCTCCATCGTGAATTGAATGCCCTTAAGAAAGTTCCCAAAGATGACGGTGGTATGCCTTGGATGTACGAGGTTTCCAAGTGCGCTCCGCAGGAAGCCTTACGAAACCTCGATAAAGCCTTCGATGGTTTCTTCCGTCGTTGCAAAACGAAAGCAAAACGTAAGGGATTTCCAAGGTTTAAGAGCCGACGTAAAGGCATCGGATCCTTTACCCTGACGGGCGCTATCCACGTTTCAGAGACCCACGTTCAACTTCCTCGTTTAGGCCACCTTCGGCTGAAAGAGCACGGATATGTTCCAATAGGCGCTAAGATTACGAGGGCTACTGTTTCCGAAAGAGCTGGGCGTTGGTTCGTTTCGTTAGCCCTTGAGGAAGAGAACGAGAGGACCGTTGGAACCGAAATCCTCGGCGTTGATGTTGGGATCAAGTCTCTTGCTGTCTTATCGGACGGTACGGTCTTTGAGAACCCCAGAGCACTTAAGGCTGCAACACAACGTCTACGGCGATTACAAAAAGGTGTAAGCAGAAAGAGGAAGGGATCGAGGAACCGGAGGAAAGCAAAGCATCGTCTTGCTCGTCAGCATTATCGAGTTTCCTGTGTTCGTAGGGATGCGACTCATAAGGCCACCACTGCGATAGCCAAACGGTGTGCGGTTGTTGGGATCGAGTCCTTAAATGTGTCAGGAATGATGAAGAATCATTGCCTTGCTGGGGCTTTGTCTGATGCTGGTATGTCAGAGTTCCTTCGATGTCTGAAGTACAAGGTAGCCTGGCACGGTGGGGAAGTCGTAGAGGCAGATCGGTGGTTCCCTTCGTCCAAAATGTGTTCAGTTTGCGGAGAGGTTAGGCACAACTTAACCTTGAGGGATCGGGTTTTCCATTGTGTATCCTGTGGGCACATTCAGGATCGTGATGAGAACGCAGCTTGTAATTTAAGAAATATGGCCGTCAGTTCGGCGGTGTCAGCCTGTGGAGAGGAAAGCTCTGGCTTGGTCCATTTGGACCCGGTGAAACTATCCTCAGTGAAGCAGGAACCTAACGCCAGTCAAGGCTTGTCCTTGATTGGGTTAGTTTAGGAGAGCGGCACGGTAGGGATTTGATAATCTCATCCTCTTACTGGGTTGGTGTTCCGGTGCTTCGTACACATGGGAGGAAGATGGATGATATTTCAGCAGGAGGCTGACGATAGGAAGGTTCGGGTTTTTTCATTGAGTTCATCCTTCTTAGAACAGTTTAAGGGACGTCAACCCAAATGGGGTCCGGTCGGATTTCTTACTTACAAAAGAACTTACTCCAGGGATCTTCCTGATGGGGGCACGGAGGAGTTCTGGCAAACCTGTCAGCGTGTGGTGGAGGGGTGTTTCAACATCCAGAAGATCCACTGCCGCCAGATGGGCCTCCCCTGGGTTGAGCAGAAGGCTCAAGGTTCAGCCCAAGACATGTTTGAACGTATGTGGGACTTCAAGTTTTCCCCTCCGGGGAGGGGCCTGTGGATCATGGGCACTGATCTGGTGTACCAAAGGGGTTCAGCCAGCCTTCAGAATTGTGCCTTCGTCAGCTCTGAGAACATAGGCGAGGATTTCGCTGCACCCTTCTGTTTCCTGATGGATATGTCAATGTTAGGTGTTGGTGTAGGGGGTGACACAAAGGGTGTGGGTAAAGCGAAGCTTGTGGCACCGAGGACAACCTTGGAACCGCATGTGGTGGAGGACAGTCGTGAGGGTTGGGTGGAGTTGATCCGCACCGTGCTCAACTCTTTCGTGGGGAAGGGCCACTATCCTCTGGTCATCGATTATTCACAGGTTCGGGGGCGGGGTACGCCCATCAAGACGTTCGGTGGTATTGCCTCGGGACCGAAGCCCCTTGCAGGACTGGTAGAAAACCTCACCAAGATCCTTCTTCCTACAGGGATGAAGGCCCATCACAAGACCGAGACCATTGACGACTGGGCTACGATCCAGACAGCTACAATCACGTTGGAGGGTGAAGGCGACTCCCGGAGGATCTCTTCGGCTCAGATCGTGGACATTTTCAACTTCATTGGCAAAGCAGTCGTGGCCGGAGGCGTCCGTCGATGTCTCCCAGCAGGAACCCTAGTGCATACCTCTGAAGGTTTGATTCCTATTGAGAGGGTGAGGAGGGGGTTGTCTGTAGTTACCTCTGACGGATACAGCAAGGTGACGGATTGGGTTGATCAGGGTGTTCAGCCTATCAGTCAGATAACCACTCAGATGGGTGTTTTCGAGTGTACCGACAAACATCAAATAGCGGTGCTTTCTGACATCAGGGGTGGTTATATCTGGAAGATGGCTAAGGAGTTGGGTGTTGGTGACCGCATGGTGTTCGTAGACCATGTTCTTGAGGGCACTCCTACGGAGTTACCCCCCTACAGCTATGATCGGCCTCTGCATTCCACGACGTGTAAGGACATCACAATCCCAGAGTTGGATTCAGAGACAGGTTGGTTTTTAGGACTGCTGCACGGGGACGGTTACGTGCGGCTGACATCTGGGAAGGGTTTAGTCAGTATTGCTATAGCTGAGGGTCAAGAGGCAATTTTGGAGCGTGCAAAGGCCGTGTTTAGACGTTTTGGAGTTAACACGGGTATCATTGGTCCCAAAGAGGATGACCGTTGTTTTAAGCTTCGTGCTTCATCAAAACAACTTGCTGACTACTTCTCTCAATTCAAACAGGCTCATGTTTCGATTGACGTTCCCGATTGTATTCTACAAGGGACACCGTCAGTTCGAGCCGGGTATGTAGCAGGCCTTTTTGACGCCGATGGTTCGTCTAAGAATCGCCCTCTTGTTGTGGCAGCTAGTGTTTACCCCGATTATTTGAAACAGGTTCAGGCTGTTTTGGCGTCTCTTGGTGTTCCCTCTCGTTTTCAGTTACATAAGGACAAGTCTCGTGTACCTAATGGGTGGCAGCCACTTTACTATTTGACGGTGGTAGGGGAAAAGGCCGTGTCCCAATGGGAGAAGCGTGTTGTTCCTTTTGCTTCTAAGTACTGTAATGGGAACAAAACTCCTCGGTCTCAAAATGACTATGGTTTTCCGTCTGCTATGGTCCTTGACGGAGGTGTGTCTGGATGGGCCGATGGGGGAATGGTTTGGAGTCGGACCAGTCGCCAGATGACAGTTGCTCGACTTGAGTCCGTCACGGGCCGGGAGGTTACCCTTGTTCCTGTCGCCATCCTGGGTGTGGAACATGCTGTTCGTGAGGATGAGACATATGATCTTTCTGTGGCTGCTAATGAGTTTGTGGTTCAGGGGGGGTATCTAGTACATAATACAGCCGAAATAATGTTTGGGGAACCCGATGATCAGGACTTTATCACCCTCAAACAGGATCAGGAAGCATTGGCTGACAGACGTTGGGCCTGTGTAACAGGTGACACAATGGTGGAGACATCTTTGGGATTTGTGCCCATTCAAAGTTTGGTGGGGAAGAAAGGTCTTCAAGCTCGTGTGAATGGGAAGTTCTATCCAGTGGCAGGTGTTAAGAAAACGGGACACAAACCTATCTTTCGTATCTCTACGTTGGGGGGGCAAAGTTTAAGAGTTTCAGGGAACCATCCTTTAATGACACGTCAAGGATGGGTTAGAGCGGAAAATTTGCAGGTTGATGATTGGTTAGTTATTTCTGATAACAGGACATCCTGTTTAGATGAGGTGTTGCCAACATCTCAAGAGTATCAGCGGGGGTACCTACTAGGATCCTTGATAGGGGATGGGAGTTATGTCCCTACCCATCCGGTTCGTTCTCACATCGCTAGGATTGTGATTTATGTAGGAGATTCGGGGTGCGACTCTCTGCGTAATTACATCAGTCAGATTTTCAATTTCCCAACTAGGTCTGATTTTAGGGGCTTTTCTGGACCACATGGTAAGGGTACTAGAGCATATTGGTTTATTTCAGCCAAGGCTTTTACGGATTTCGCTCATCAATGGGGTGTGAAAAGGGGAAACAAAACACTGACTTCTCAGATGGAGTCTGGGTCTTTGAGCTTTGTGGCTGGTGTTGCCTCTGGTCTTTTTGATGCTGACGGTTATGTAATGAAAAAACGACGAACGTTGGCAATCGATCAAAGTTGTCCGATTCTTTTGGAGCGTTTGCAGAGAATGTTGTTCCGGTTGGGGATCACCTCTAGGGTACACAAGGTTCGAAACGCTCAGTGTAAAGACTTCCAGGGTAAGATTGCTAACTGCAAAGCTGTTTATCGGCTTATCCTTGCAGGGCACTCCGAGGCAGCACGCTTTGTGTCCTTGTGTGGGATACATCATCAACCGAAGCTGCTGACCTGGCAAGGGGTTGGGACACCAAGTAGAGAAAGTAATCTTCCGCCGCTTTATTTTAAGGTTACGTCTATTAACAAGGATCCGGTAGAGGCTGTTTTTGATATGTCCGTGCCAGAGGTGAAGTCCTTTTCGGCTAGTGGTTTTCTGGTACACAACTCAAATAATTCCATTTTTGGTTACGTGGGGATGAATTACGCTGAGGTCGCCCGGTCCATGGCTGTCAATGGAGAGCCTGGTATCTTTTGGTTGGACAATGCTCGGAAGTTTTCTCGCATGGGGCATTCTCCTGATAATAAGGATTGGCGGGTAGGTGGCACAAACCCATGTGGCGAACAATCATTGGAGAGTTGGGAGTTGTGTAATTTAGTCGAAACTTACCCGGCGCATCATGACACATACGAGGACTTCGAGCGCACTTTGAAAATGGCCTATTTGTATGCTAAGACCGTGACCTTGGTTCCGACCCATGATCCTCGGGCGAATGCTGTGATGATGCGGAATCGTCGTATCGGATGTTCTATGTCCGGAATCGTTCAAGCGATGGCTCGGTTTGGGCGGAGGGACTTCCTGAACTGGTGCGACCGAGGTTACACCTACGTTCAGAAGCTGGACCGAATTTATTCGGACTGGTTGGGTATCCCCCTGAGCATCAAGACTACAACATGTAAACCTTCAGGAACCGTCAGTTTGCTCTGTGGGGCGACACCGGGCATCCATTACCCCCACAGCGAGTACTACATCCGCCGGGTCCGCATCCAGGCTACCAGCCCCCTGATCAAGATCTGTGTGGATGCCGGTTACCCCGTGGAGCCTGACGTCGTTGCCGACGACACCGTTGTCGTGTCCTTTCCTGTCAAGGAGAAGCTCTTTGTGAAGGGGAAGGAGCAGGTTACCGTGTGGGAGCAGTTCGCCAACGCTGCTGCCTTGCAGCATCACTGGACAGATAATCAGGTCTCCATTACAGTATCTTTTGGGAAGGATGAGGTTGAGGACCTACAGGCTTGTTTGGAGATGTTCGAGGACAAGCTCAAAGCGGTCTCTGTGCTTCCTCTCGGGGACCACGGATACAAGCAGGCCCCCTACGAAGCCATCACCGAGGCGGAGTACACTGAGATGACTGCTCGGATCACTCCGATGCTGCTGGACTCTGTACACCATGACACGGATGATTCCTTCTGTTCCGGGGACAAGTGTATGCTCCCTGTCTCATAGTTCCTGACCTCCCCCAAATGAGTAGAGGATGATGATGGTGAAGGAAGAACATTTCAGGTCTTTGGTGCTGGCGGGATTGTTCCAGAGGGACGCCGCTGGAGTCCTCTATGTCCTCAAAGAGGACGGCGAGGTGGTAGACCTGGACAAGGAGTTGGTTCCTTTTGTCGGTCGCAATGTGAAGATGGTCCTGCATTTCAACCCAGTCACCCCGGATCCAACCAAGAGGGGTATGGGTTGTTGTCATTGGGACAACAACCCCCAGGATTGCCCTGCAGGGCACAATGACGATCCAGGCAAAATGCTGGTCTTCCAGGCTCAAGGTGAGATGACCGACATTCCCGTTTGGGCTGTTGGGGGTGTTGTTCTCCCCTTTGACGAAGTGCCCGGCCATGACACCCGGCTGGTTCTCGCCACCGACTTCAAAATGCCCAAAAACATGAGCGCTAATGACCTGTCCAGTATGATGGACGAGATTGCAGGAATGCGTCTGTTTCTTGAGGGGGTGACGGCGGGGATCCCAAAGGGGAAGCGCTAGTGTATTTTTCAGGGCGAGTACATACCGTCGTCTATGACGATCCCGCCAAGGCGTTCTACATTCTGAAGATGGTGCTGGATGAGGTTGACGACGGCATCGTTTCCGTGAAGGGTTCGATCCCTGGGATGCCCGTTAAGATCGGCACCTGGTTTGGGTTCGAGGCTTCCTGGGTGAAGCACAAGAGCTATGGCGACCAACTGTCCATCAGCAAAGCTCCCGTCCTCAAATCGTCCTGGGACGTACCTTCCGCAGTTCATGCCCTCGTGTCCTATGGGGTGGGTGAGCGGGTGGTGGCCTCAATCCGGGAGTTCTTCGGGGAGGACGACTTCATCCCCGCATTAGGGAAGGCTGAGTCGTTGGAGGAGGTTCCCGGTTTAGACTCCTTCACAGCTCTCTATGTCCATCAGCGTTGGACGAAGGTGCAGGCGTATTTCAAGGGCCTGGCTTTCCTGTTGGATCTCCGGTTGCCTCCGGCAGTGGTGAAGCGGGTGTGGTCGATGTTTGGGGATGATGTCGCTGACGTGCTGGGGGCCAATCCCTGGGCCTTGACTAAGGTGAACGGCATCTCCTTCCATCAGGCCGATGAGATTGCCAAGCGATTGGGGGTGTCCATGGACTCTCCCGCACGCCTCCAAGGTCTCATCGTGTATGTGTCCAAGTCCCGGCGGCAGATGGGCCACATGTACATGAGCACCCCGCAACTGGCAGCGGAGGTGGGTGTCACGATTGCTGACGTACCCCCAAAGGAGTTGGGGGCGGCTATTGCAGTCAGCCACAAGAACGAGGGCATTGTTGTCGACCGGGATGTGAAGCCGGGGACCTTTGCCATTTACGATCCCTGGTCCTACCAACTGGAGAAGGATTCTGCAGAGATGTTGCAGGGCAGGCTCAAAACCGCCAGCTTCAAGGGAGTAAGGCAGGCCACCAAGGAGTACCTCCAGCGATTGGCTCTGTTTGGCACCCGGACGGAGAAGGCAGCGAAGACGAAACGGCCCCGATTGGCATCCGTAGTTTCGGTGGCCGTGGACGAGTGGGGGGCCTCCAACAAGCTCGTGTTGTCCGAGGATCAGAAGAGGGGGGCAGTTAATGCTCTTCTCGCTCCTGTGTCGATTCTTACGGGCCTACCGGGTACCGGCAAAACCACGGGTTTACGGGCCGTTGTGAACATCCTTCAAGAGGCGGGGGTGAAATTCCTCCTGTGTGCTCCGACTGGGATTGCTGCGAAGAACCTGGGTGCGCTGACAGGTGCCTCGGCCTCTACCATCCATAGGGCTTTTGCTGCCCGTGGGAAGCGTGACGACCAGAGGGCCTCCACCTACATCGGGGTGGTCGGCAACAGTTCTGGTGGACTCTCCATGTCTGAGAGGGACGAGGAGTGGGGTTACGATCAGGATAACCCTTACCCTGCTGAGGTCGTCATCCTTGACGAGGCATCTATGCTAGACCAGCACCTCTTGTACCGCCTGCTGAATTGTACCTCTCCAAAGACCCGGCTCGTTATTGTAGGGGATGCTGCCCAGCTTCCTTCGGTCGGTCCTGGAAACGTTCTTCGGGACATGATTAACTCGGGGCTGTTCCCTGTGACGGACCTCCGGGAGATTTTCCGTCAGAAGGACACATCAGCGATTGTGTTTGCTGCCCACGACATCTTCAGGGGAGAAGTTCCAGAGTTCTCATCCTCCCCGGAGTTCACCCTGATACATACCCGCAGTGAGGATCACGCCCAGGCTGTTATTCTGGAGTTGGCGCAGAAGCTCTACAAGAGGCGTGCGAACTTCCAGGTTCTAAGCCCAAGACATTCGGGAACGGTGGGCGTCACAAGTCTGAACGCTCGGCTCCGAGATCTGTTGAATCCCGCTCGGGATGGTCTCCATGAGTTCCGACTGGGCGCCGACAGTATCGTGAGAGAGGATGACCGTGTGATGGTGGTCAGGAACGACTACAAGTTGGGGGTGTATAACGGGGACGTGGGGAAGATCGTTCATGTTGACCAGAAGGCCAAGGAGATAGAGGTCAAGATTTTCGGTGACCCCGTCCTCCAGGTCCGGATCACATTCCGAAAAGCACCGACGACCATCCGCCTTGCTTATGCCTGTACCGTCCACAAGGCCCAGGGCCTGGAGTACGACGTCATCGTGCTGCCCCTCGTGGACTCCTTCAGGCATCAGCTTCAGCGGAATCTCCTCTACACAGCGGTGACGAGGGCAAAGCAGGGTGTGGTTCTTGTAGGAACCCCCTCGGCTCTCACTACAGCAGTCCTGAATGATCGTGAGGACCAACGCAACACTCTGTTAAGGGATCGCCTTAATTCTTCCTGCGATCCACCAACATCGGCGGTCGTCTGCGAGTAGATGATCCTGGCTGTTGCCGATTGAGGAGACCGAAATGGACATCAAAAGCGATCCCCTGATTCAGAGGCTCAAGGAGCGGTTGCGTGTCACCAAGGTGGTTTGTACCCGTTCTGTGAAGGGTCGCAGTGGTGACCACTACGTTGGGTTCTCCGCCGCCTGGGATAGCACCCAAGACGACGCCGGGGGCGCTGCCGATCTGATGACCCCCCAGGGTGAGGGGGATATGGCTATTGCACAGACTCAGATAGGGATGACCCTCAAGGAGGCCAAGGTCGCAGCCTTCGTACTTGGGATGCAGGCGGACATCGCTGCTCATGACCATTCGGCTGCGGGTGGTAGCATCTCGGAGGAGCAGCGGGATCAGGCTCTCCGTGCGATCAAGACCAACTACTCCCGCCTCATTGTGGACATGCTCGGGGATGGCGGGGGAGGGCTAGAATGACTGACGAGTCCCAGGATCCGGTCGTAGAGGAGCCTTCGGAGGCTCCCAAGATCGTGGTGTTTCCGCCAGATGATGCCGAGGCCATCTTCACCGAATTAGGCACCCTCAGTGTTGAGCTTGATGAGGATCCCCTGGCTTTCGGACCGAAGCGGCTGAACAAGAAGACCGCCGTGGTCCGCCGTATGCTGGATCGTTGCGAACGCATTTTCTTGGATGTGTCCCAGCGGTTGTACTGGACGAAGCGGCATCTCCGTGTGGTAGAGACGGGTCTGGACATGGCCAAGAAGCGCCTGTTCGCTGACGATCCTGAAACCCGTGCTGGTCGTTCCGTGGCTGATCGGGAAGCCATTGCCCAGGGGAAACTCTCCGGCGAAGTGCGGAAGATGCATGACCTGGAGATGCTGACGGCGGATCTGGATGCCGTCCTGGTCGTGGTGAAGTCCAAGCGATATGATCTGAAGGACACTGAGGGTCGTTTGCGGGACCAGATCCGGTTGTGTCAGACTGAGTTGGTCGTAGGACACCAGTGGGGGTCAAGAGTACCTCCTGCTGAGACAAGTGTGAACCTGGAGGAAGGTCGTCCAGCACAGTCTGATGCGGCCAGTATCAAAGAGATCATTGGGAGGGTGGACAGTGAGGTTCACCTTGCTCAGGACTCTGGTGACTGGGAGGATCCCGTTGTGGCAGAGGAGGTTCCCACCTCGGTGGTCTCCCCTGAGGAGGCAACACCCCCGGAACCAGAGCCTGTGGCCGAGGCAGTAGTTGTAGAACCAGACCCCCTTGTGGAAGTGCCCCCTGTGGGGCCTACGTCGCTTGTGGACGAGCTTCTACCAGAGACTGGTGTGGTGGCTTCGGGTGAGGCTATCCTGCCTCCTACGGTGTCCGCTGAGTCCGCTGAGGTGTTCCTGGAGACCTTGACGATGAATGACGCCAGGAAGGAACCCCCACCACCCCCCACTGGGAGGATGGCAATCCCCGAAGAGAATCTTTTAGATCTTCTTGCAGAATTTGAGGCTCCATAGAGTCCCTTTTTAATCCCGTTCGGGTAGAAGATGATGACGGAACCTGTCTAGTAGACCTTGTTCCGTCCATACAACAGCCGGGAGGCAAATGATGAGCGACGGTACATTCAGTTTTGGTCAGAACGACGACCACATCGGTTTCAAGACGAAGGCTTGGAAAGCGCAGGGTGGCAACACCTACCGTCTCTCCTTTGCCTGGTGGAGCCAGAACGAGGCGGGAGAGCCCGATCTGGGAGAGGCGGACAGTGGGCAGGCCCCGCTGTTTTCGGGTGGACCCGTCAATTTCATCCAGGGTGCCGGGTACGTGATGAACAGGGGGCCAGAGTACACGAAGATGGCTGGTGAGCCCCCCCGCCAGCGTATCGTGACCGTCGTCATCGTGTGGCCGACCGACAAGCGGGGTGCTCTGTCCTCGGAGCGCCTCCAGGCCGGTGAGTACGAGGTTAAGCCCTGGGTCATTTCCGCCGACAAGTACAAGACGCTGGAGCAGATCCACGCCGAGTTCGGTTTCGGTGAGCACGACGTTACTGCCAAGTGCGAAGAGGGTGGCACGCAGTTCCAGAAGATGACGTTCACCCCCTGCAAGGAGAATCTTTACCGTCAGTTCCTGACATCCCCCAAGGGAGCGAAGGTGGCGGGCGAGATCAAGGAGGCCGTGGCGGGCCTCGTGGCGAACGTCCAGGACTTCATTGGGCGTGAAATGACGATCTCGCAGCTTCGGGAGAAGCTCCAGGGTGCTGGTGGGGCACCCGCCCCCCTCGACGTCGGGGACAATGCTGTCGCCTCCGGGGACATCGAGAGCGTGGTGAGCGGTCTCCTGGACGACTAATTCAGGGAGGGGACGGGGATGCGAGTTTTGGGGTTTGACCCAAGTCTTACGAATTTTGGGTGGGCCATCCATGACTCGGACACCCCTGAGGGCTCGACTGCTAGATGTCTGAGTCGGGGACGTTTTCAAACTAGCGCCAAGACGCTCTTCATCGACCGCTACTGCGAGTTGAGGGAGAGCGTCAGGCTGCTGGTTGAGCGGTGTGGGGTGACCTATGGGATCACCCTCGTCAGTTTGGAGTACCCCGTTTTCCACGAGATGTATAGTGAGGGACTGTATGGGCTGTTCCTGTACGTTTGTGAAGCGCTGCGAGCGGCACAGGTCGACGTGGTGTTCTTCTCCCCTGGGCAGATCAAGTCCCATTGTCACACCTTCCTCCAACGCCCCAAAGGCTGGAAGATGATGAAACCGGACATGGTAGAGGGGGCCAAGCTGGACGCCGGTGGGAAGGGTCGCTGGAACCATAATGAGGCCGATGCCTATTGGGCAGCGAGGGCTGGTGCCCGTTTCTGGTCGTTCTACAAGGGGGTCCTGAAGGAAAGCGATCTGACCCCCAAAGAACTGAAGCAGTTTACGGAGATCCACACCTACCAGCGGGGCAAGAGGGCGGGTCAGACGGTAGTGCGGGGCATTTGTCACCGTGAGGATGAGCGTTTTTTCCTTTGGTCTAAGGGAGTCAACTGATGGCACGGAAAAAGAAAGATACAGCGACGGGGAAAGTCCCGGAGAAGGATGTAGGGCTGTCAGCATTGGCACAGGCTCGTAGCGTCATGAACAAGGTGTTCCCAGACGAGAAGTCTTCTGAGGTACGGATTGATGAGGCTCGTTTCACACAGTCGCACCCACATCTTCCGACCGGGTCAGTTATTATCGACTTCCTGATCGGTGGTGTCCCCAACCGGGCGGGCGTGTTGCCGTGTCCGGGGTTCCCTCGTGGACGACTCATCAACCTCTACGGGGCCGAGACCTCGGGAAAAACGACGATGGCACTGACTGTCGCAGCCGAGACATGTAGGCGGGGAGGGTGTGTCGGTTTTATCGACTGGGAGCACGCCATCGATGTGGCCTATGCTAAGTCGCTGGGCGTCCCCATCGATGAACCCGACCGCTTCCTGCTCCTCCAGCCAGAGACCCTGGAGAAGGGCCTGGCCTACCTCTGGGGGATGGTCAAGGCGGGTGTGGATCTGGTCATTATTGACTCGGTGGCGGCTGGGGCCACGACGGCACAGTGGGACCAGAAGCTCGAAGACAAGGGTGAGATCGGACGGGTTGGGGCCAAGGCAGCCAAGTGGTCCGAGTACCTCCCGCAGCTTAAGGCGATGATGGCCCGCACGAATACCTGCGTGGTTGGTATCTCCCAGCTTCGTTCCAAGATCAACACTGGCGGCGGTGGTGGTTTCAACAAGGGGCCGCAGACGACCCAGCAGGGTGGTTACGCCTGGAAGTTCTACAGTGAGGTGCGTCTCGGATTGAGAAGGATAGCGACAGAGAAAGGGAAGCGGTACGATCCGATGACCCACACCAACATCGAAGTTCCTGTGGCCAATGTCGTTTTGGCCAAGATTGACAAGTGTAAGGTTTCCGCTTCACAGGGCCGGGAGGCCAAATTCTATCTCGTGTTTGGGGAGGGGATCGATGATGTCCGCTCCATGATCGACCTTTCCGCCAAGCGGGGGTTGGTTAAGAAGGCGGGTTCCTGGTACTCCTGGGAGCGGGCAGATGGTTCTTCCCTGCGGGCGCAGGGAATAGACGGTTTCAAGGATCTCATTAGGACCACCCCTGGTGCCTGGGAGGAGATACACACGTTGGCCCTCCAGTCACTGAACGCCAGCCCTGATGCTCCGATTGGGATCGGGGACGATTTCAACGAGGATGACGAATCTGAGACCATCCGTGAGGTCATGGCTATCGTGGATGGTCAGGATCCGACGAAGAAGCCCGAGGTACCTAGTGCCGAAGAGGTAGAAGACTGATGTCCGTCAAGATCCGAGTCCAGAACTTCCAGTCGCTGGTAGATGTGTCCATTGAGGTGGACCATCTGACTGTGGTGACCGGAGCGAACAACACTGGGAAGTCCTCTCTTATGCGGGCGATCCGAGCAGCCTTCCAGAATCTGAGGGGGACCAGCTTCATCCGGCACGGGGAAACCAAGGCTCGTGTGGACATCGAGTTTGACGATGGGCGCACCTTGGCCTGGGAGAAGGGGAGGGCTCGGGGGGACAAACCGACCTACATTATAGATGGGGGGGATCCAATCTATCCCGGTCAAGGTGTCCCTCCTGAGGTAGCAGCGTTCGGGGTGTGCCCTATCACAGCAGCCAACCGAGAGATTTGGCCCCAGGTGGCACCCCAGTTTACGGGTCAGGTTTTCCTGCTGGATTTGCCTGGTTCTGTGATGGCAGAGGCTGTTGCCGACGTAGAGCGGGTCCGACAACTCAATGACGCTTTGCGCCTTGCTACGTCTGACAAACGTTCGGCCTCATCCGAGTTGGGTGTCCGCCGGGGGGACCACGAGAGGCTGACTATAGAGTTGGATCGCTTCGATGGTCTGGATGAGTTGGCTACGGAGGTAACCAGCCTTGAGGAGAGCGCCCAACTCGCCCAGCGGATAGAGGTTGCCCTTGAGTCCTTGTTCGGGCTGAGAGATCGATTGGTAGAGGCATCCACTGCGGTGTCAGATCTTTCGGGGATCGAGGACGTCACCCCTCCCGAGGACGCTGCTTTCACTACGGTGGATCTGTTGCATCGGCAGTTGCAGGGTTGTGTGCATCTTCAGGAACGGTTGAACGAGGCGTCTACCGCTGTGGACTCTCTTTCGGGGATCGAGGCTGTGGCACCCCCCGAGACTGATGCCTTTGACACGGTGGCGTTACTTCAGGAAGAGCTGCGGGGTCATAAGCTGCTCAGGGATCGGCGGGTGGGGGCACAGGAAGGGGTGGCCTCCCTGGAGGGTGTTGAAGACGTTACCGTGGATGTAGACCCAGCTAAGGCGACACGGTTAGTAGAGGCTCTCCAGACGGCCAAGGATTTCCAGACCCGTCTGATCAAGGTGCGGGTTCAGATCGAGACCTTGGAGCAAGTGCTGAGTGAGGATGAGGCTGATGAGGCCGAGTTGACCAAGGAACTGCTGGAGACTCTCGGGACAATTGGGGCGTGTCCTGTTTGTGGATCCATTAATCACCAGGAGCACTAGAATGGCCGTTTCACTTGTGTGGCGCACGGACGCCCATCTGGCGGATCAGCCCCCTCAGTCCCGTATTGATGACTGGGCTGATACTATCCTCAACAAGCTCGTCCAGGTGGGAGATATTGCCAGACAGGCCGGTGCCTCTGCAGTGCTGGATGGTGGTGATCTTTTTCATGTTAAGAGTCCGTCCCGGACCAGCCACGAGTTGATACAGCGGGTCACGGAGATCCATCGGGTTTACCCCTGTCCGACTCTGGGCATTGTGGGCAACCACGACGTGAAGTACGGAGACATACGGTTTCTGTCAGAGGCTCCTTTGGGGGTGCTGTTCAAGTCCCAGATCATCCAGCCCTGTTATGACCCGTTGGAGGTGTACTTCGGACAGTCCGATAAGAGTAGCCCCACGGTGAGAGCTTTTCTCTTCGACCGGGCAGGTACAGGTTGGGTCCAGGGTAGCCCCTTCGTCCCAGGTAGGACCGAACCTGTCGTGCGGGTGGTGGGCATCCCCTTCCATGGTACCCAGTATGACTTTGCTCGTTTCACTTCGATCATCAAGGGGGAGGAGGATTTCCTGGTCGTGATGGTCCATTGCCTGGCCAGCCAGCGTGGTGGGACCATGTTCGAGGCTGAGGACATCATTAAGTATGAGGAGCTTGCTTCTCTTGACCCTGATGTTTTCTGTTTCGGCCACTGGCATAAGGACCAGGGTGTGAAGGAGATTGCCAAGGGAAAGTGGGTCGTCAACACGGGGAGCCTTTCCCGTGGTTCCCTGAGCCAGGACGACCTGGAGCGCACCCCCAGTTGTGTGGTCCTCGGGTTCGACCAGGACGGGAAGATAACCCACGAGGTGAAGCCTCTGAAGGTGGCTCCTTCCGCTGAGGTGTTCGACCTCGTTGGTCGTGTCCGGCAGGAAGCCCGCAAGATGACGGTGGATGCCCTAGTTGACAGCCTCCACAGCGCCCTGGCTGTCCGTCAGGTCACTTCTCTCCTGGATGACGTGAGGGCACTCCCAGACGTGCCAGAGTTGGTGAAGGAACGTACCCTGGCTTACCTGGAGCAAACTGGAGCGAAGTGACCGTCAAGACCTTCACCTTTGGAAACGACCCCATCCCGAAGCGACCGACCAAACCGCTGTACATCGAGCTTGTTCCCTTTACAGCGTGGGCGGAGAACGTTCGTACCAAGTGCCCACGCTCCATGTGGGACCGATTCCGCCGGATGTGTTATCGCCGGGCGGAGTACCGTTGCGAGATCTGTGGTGAGTCAGGGAAGGACCAGGGTAGAGATTGGCCCGTAGAGTGCCATGAGGTCTGGAGCTACAACGAGGATCTCAGGATCCAGAAGCTCGTGGGCCTCGTTGCCCTGTGTCCTTTGTGTCACGAAGTTAAACATGCAGGACGGACGGCGAAGCTGGACGGTCCGAAAGGCATTGCCAGAATCTTGACACGCCTTCAGCGGCTCAACGACTGGACCGAGGATCAGGCGGGTGCCCACTTCAAGGAAGCTTTCCGTGTGTGGAACGTCCAGTCGCAGTGGGACTGGACCCTCGACCTGACTTTCCTAGACTCCGCAGCCCCCTGAGGATCATCTCACCCGACTCCCGAGTAGTCTCAGTGTAAAGCCTACGAGGAGAGCGTGATGCCTAAGCCCACCCGTTTCCCGATTAACATCAAATGGTCAGAAATGCTCATGGACGAGCCGGGTGCAGTGACGGGCCGGTACCTCATCGTGGAGGATGGCAAAGCCATCAAGTGTCTGACGTGCGGGATGACATCTTGGAATCCCAACGACGTCAAGGAACGGCACTGTGGCAAATGCCACGTGTTCCACGACGACCCAAAGTGGATCATCCTCCGGTTCGTCCGAGTAGACTGTGTAGGAGGTGCTCTATGGGTGAGATCGTCATTCTTATGGGACCGCCGGGCAGTGGGAGATGTCCTTAGATGTGGGGTGCTTTAATCGGAAAGGTTTTCCAGGTAAGCAACCACACGACGCAAATCATCGAGATTGGCGTTGCTTTTAATTGTGTTTGCCTTGTAGGAAATCACCCTCACATTTTCTTTTGTGTATCCTTTACTGGGGACGATTCGGTCCAGCGAAATTGAATTGGGGCCACAATGACCGTCATTTATAACGAGCAACAGACCAAGGACAGGGCATCTTTTTGGGATCGTTATGTCGTTGACACACAGATTGAAGGGGATGTTTTTCTTTCGAGCACGGGTCCGGGCTAGCTGGAGGAGGTATCTTGCAGGATGTTTTCTGTTTTGTTCCCTTTTGTATGCTCGGATTTGTTCAGGTCTGTTCCTTATGCTTTTTTGTGCTCTTTCAATGGCATGTTTCGGATCAGCCCAATAGGTTTTTTGGGAGTGTTCCTGGCAGCGCCTGCAACTTTTAACAGGGGAACCCTGAGAGTTGTAAAATTCTACCTTTGGTTTAGTCTGTTTACAGCGGCTACATTGTTGCATTCAGGGTTCCTCCTGGGGAAAGTCCATCACCCAAAAAGGTTACACCATAAAGGAACTATTGTCGTTTTGGGTAGCCTGGAGGGTAGTGGGGTCTTGTGGGATTAGTTTCAGACCCCAATCGAGGTGTGATGAAAAAGCAACTGGCCATCGTTGGTCCTCTGCAACCGGACGGCAGTACGCCGGTCACCCGGATGCGTGAGGGGGATGACGGTGAGACCGAGTACACCACGGGACAGATAGTTCCGGCTGAGGACGGCAAAGCGATCCCACTGGGGGCTGAACTCATCTCGCTGAGTCCTTGTGGGGGGACGCCTTTCCACGAGGTGGAGGTGGTGCATTCCATGAGGGAGTCTGGGACCAAGTGGTCGAAGGGGCCATCCAAGGTTGCGTCCGACGCTTACCGTGATGGCTGGGAGAACATTTTTGGGCGGAAGCCTCGCCCGGAGGACTTGAACTGATGGTAGACATTTCACGAGATGATGTCAGGATTAGAGGCGACGAGATCGTGGATGGGGTGGTGCATCGGAGGTGTCCGAAGTGCCACAAGTTGCTCCCCCTGGATGCCTTCGGGATGCGTCGGATGGCGGGGCAGGGGAAGGGTGGTGTGGATCTGCTCACCAACCAGTCCCGTTGTAGGGGTTGCAGATGAACCGTGAAGCAGAGTTGGCCCACTACCTTGAGAAGCACATGGTGCCCTACGACGAGTGGGCAACGTGCGGGGCGGACCCCGAGGCCGTCAGGATGGCCCAGGAGGGGACGGACGAGGGGTACCCGATCGCCCTTGCCAAGCATCCTATAATGGGCTTCTTCGTGATAGCCTCTGGCCAGGGTCCATATGTGGCGTGGCCTGACGACGAGGAGATACACAAACGCAGGAAAGCCGCCGAGAAGTTGAAGTCGGTCCAGCAGCAATTCGATTCTGCCGGGGACTATCGGGACTGGGACGCCTGCAACCGCCTGGAAGATGAGAGGGACGCTCTGGTCCTGGATGCCCAGGGGAAGCGTGATTTCTACCTGGACGTTAAGATCGGGGGCACGGACTGAGATGATTGAGCCTTTCTACTATCTTAACTCTCGTAACGGGATGGTCGCCCTCTCCATAGACGAGGGCGAGACGATGATGCTCCCCTCGGGGAAGGTGATGTCGGTTCGTCCCGATGTGTGGGATCTAGAACCGGAAGACCTGGAGGATGATCTGTCCCCCAAGCAGCAGGCGTTCCTGGCACACCACAATGAGAAGCCCCCTATGGACTACATCGAGCAGCTTGCCTGGAAGCTCCGCAAGGGCCGACTGGCTGTTGCCAAGGATTTTGCACAGGCCCCGGAACCCCGTAAAAAGCCCCCCGTTTCAGCGATGGTCGTGAAGTCCGACTTCAAGGATTAGGGATCATCTGACGCTATCCTGGAGTAGAACAGTGAGGAGGCCGAGATGAAGCGTAAGGACAGAGCATACACACCCGAAGAGGTGTTTTCGGTGGTTCGTGCCACCGAGGAGAGCCGAACCAAGGCAAAGGTGCTGGTGGATTTCGACGGGGATCTTATCAAGGTCACCTCCTTGAGACTCCAGCTTTTCGCTTCCTCCGGGGTGACCTGCGTCAAGTGTGGCCTACATGGTCAGTACCTGTACAAGGAGCGGCACTCCCCGACAGGTCGGTACCACCTCAATCTCTATGGGGTACAGCCTGATGGGACAGAAGTGTTGATGACCAAGGACCACATCGTGCCTGTGTCCCGAGGCGGCAAAAACTACCTGGGCAACCTCCAGGTCATGTGCGCCCTTTGTAATGAGGCAAAGGCAGATGGTCGGACTTTGGATCCACCCCCCGAGGACGTTAACATGTCCAAGAGGTTGACCAGTCCGTTTAGGGTTGATGGGGTGAGATACAGGTGGCGGCTGATGGGGCGACGCCATTTCATTGGGCAGGCCAAACCGACCCCTTACTTGATTGTGCGGGTTTGTGCGGAGGAGCCGGGGGCGATCCTACGGTGTAGGCTCATCCCCAGGCATGCTGACGTCTTGGGGGATGCCAAGATCACGGTGTCAACCGAGGACGTTGAGAGGGTCATCCGCCATGCTCTGGAGAAGGGGTGGTTGCCCTACGAAAGCGGTCCCGTGTGTTGTCCCCCTCATGGGGACATTGGGATGGCCATGTACTACATAGGCACAGAGGTACCTGAGGAGGCAACGTGGATCGGAGACTAACCCGAGAGCAACTTCAGGAGATCCTGGCTGGGATGAAGCCCGGCACCTGTTTCACCCCGAATAAGGTGGGGAACTTGGCGGTGACAGACCCAGCCGGTGCCTATCTGGGGTACATCGATTTCAGGACCGGAGAGGTTGGCCTTTTCGAGGAGGCTCAGGGTGGCTGAGAATACACACAAGATCCCATATGACGGGCCGCTGGAGTGGCTCGTGCCCCGCACGATCCTGTACTGCACGTCGGGGAGCCGGGCCTACGGGACCAGCCGACCGGATTCGGACTATGACTTCAAGGGGGTCGCTATCCCCCCGAGGAAGTACCGGGATGGGTTCCTCCATCGATTCGAGCAGGCCCAGATCAAAGAGCCGGACGCCACGATCTTCGGGATACGGAAGTTCTTCGCCCTGGCGGCGGATTGCAACCCGAACATCATCGAGGTGATGTGGGTGCCTAAGGAAGATCAACTGATTGTACTCCCCCAGGGCCAGTTGCTGATCGATGCCCGGTCCCGGTTCCTGAGCAAGAAGGCGCTGTATACTTTTCGAGGGTACGCCATCGCACAACTTAAGCGTATCAGGACACATCGCAAGTGGCTCTTGAACCCGCCTGACCATCAGCCTACCAGGGGCGAGTTCGATCTGCCCGAGCGGACGCTGATCCCCAAGGACCAGCTTGCGGCGGCGATGGCGGACATAAGGAAGAAGATTGACGGTTGGGAGGTGGACTTCGGGGATCTGAGTGAGTCCTCCAAGATTTACATCCAGGAGCAGGTTGCAACCCACTTGGCCGAGCTTGAGATCGGAGCGGACGAGAAGTTCCAGGCTGCGGCGAGGCTTATCGGCTATGATGAGAACTTCATCGTCCTGCTGGACCGGGAGAGGCACTACTCTGCGGCCTCCAAGAACTGGAGGCAGTACCAGGAGTGGAAGACCACCCGGAACCCCATACGGGCGGCGCTGGAGGCGCACCACGGGTACGACACCAAGCACGGGATGCATCTCGTGAGGCTCATGCGGATGTGCCGGGAGATCCTCACCGAGGGAGTCGTCCATGTCCGGCGTGAGGACGCCAAGGAACTGCTGGCCATCCGTGATGGTGCTTGGAGCTACGACAAACTTATCGGTTGGGCCGAGGAGCAGGACGAGTCCTTAGTGGAGGTCGCCAAGGGGTCGGCCCTTCCGAAACAACCCGACAGGGTAGCGTTGGATGAACTTTGTCAGGAAATCGTCCGGTCTGTGCAGGAAGACTGACGGTTTGTCCTGATGTCGTGGGTACAGTGTCCCTATTCAACAAGCGGCGGTGCCGCAAGGAGGAAGGGATGCTGAGTAAAGATGAACATGATATCGTCAAGGTGGCTGCGGAGTTGCTCAAGCGGGAACTGGAAGAGATCGCCCCCACCTCGCCGGATGAGAAGCCGGGCAAACTGGTGATCTACAAGTTCGGTTCCTTCATTGTCAAGAGGGCCAAGGAACGTCAGGTTGTGAACCCGGCTGCGGGTGGCATGGTCACCGTACCTGAGCGTACCGCCGTGCGGTTCTCCGCATCCAAGACGTGGCTCAAGAGCCTCGGCAAGTAGCCACCAGGGGGGTCTTCCGGTACTCCTGCATCAGTTTGAAAAGAGATGACTCTCCGGTTAGACCTCGTCCTCCGGTTCGCAAGGCACTGTCATAAGCTGTCCAGTTTTCTATCGGTTTGTCCGGCACCGTTTTTCCGTCATGTGCGATAGGGAAGCGTCCATGTAACAGTTTGAATCTGTCTACATCATCCAGGATACTGAGGATGGAAAGGGGCTTTCCTTTAAAACGTGTCTTTTTATCCCTCCGTCCGACAGGTTTTATTCGGGGACGGGATAGGGGAAGCGGATCAAGAGGTTCCCCCGGTTTTCCTGTGTCTTGGAACGTGCAGATCCGTTGGCACCACAGAAGAAATCTTGGCTGGCTGATGTTCTGTTTCATCCTGTTGATGTCCTTATGGACCCACTGGACATTGTCTATTGTGTAGGGGAGTTTTGAATCTCTGCGGTCTAGAGAGGCCGTTCCATCTGTTTTGTTTCGGATACATAGCACTAGGGGGAGTCCTGTTAGGGCACATTTCTGGTTTTGTGTGAGAAAAAGATCCCATAGCTGTTCCTTTGTTACCGCAAAGGTTAGCCCTCTTGTTCGGGCACCTGTCCGTAGGCTGGACATGTAGGCTCCTGAAAGATTTCCGATACCCCGAAAGTTTCCAAGTGGGAGACATCCACAGCTAATGGTTTTGTTTCGTTTTAATAATGCGATGAAGATATCCTTTTCACCCCCACAGTCACAGGTACAGTGGGCCATTCTCCGGGTCTTTTTGTTGCCACCTTCCAGATAGAAACTTTGAATTGTCAGTTTTCCGTACCGATCTCCTACGTTGTACCTGATGAGCCCCCTGTGTTTGCAGTGCCAGCAGCGGCTGTTTTCCGTCAACCTAATGGAACAGATTGTGAAGGTGCTGCCACAGGGACAAAGAACCTTTACTTTCTGGAAGGATCCCTTATTGGGGCTGTTGTGGTTAGGTAAGACAGTTGTAACATGCAGCCGTCCAATGACATCTCCGACTTGAAAAAGCTTTTCCTTCTCCATTGTTTCCTTCTCCATCCTTTCGTTCTCTAAAGGATAGAGAAGATTTTTGGTCTGCACAAGGTCTTTTCGGGGTAGAGTACGATGAACCTTTGTTGAGGGTACCGTGATTAAGTCTTTCACCTTGTATTTCAGTAGTTTTAAGATGTACGAAAACTGTTCCCAGCAGTTCCTGTGGACAAAGGGGTGGGGCAACATCGATTTGGGAAGAGGCCCCGGCAGAGGGAAGGCCCGTCCAGTCAAGAGATCGGAACACCACGCAGTGATGGGCACGGCCATCCAAGCCGTAATCGAACTTTTCTACAACGAAGAGTTATGGCGTCTGCTCCCACCAGACCAATTGCGTGACAGATTGCTGGAACTTGCCATCAAGGAAACGGACCTAGAGATCGCCAAGCGGTACATTGACTGGCGACAGGCCATTCCCCTGGAGGAGATGCGACAACTTATCCGGGACGGTGTCATGGGCTACATTCGGACGCTGAAGGCTCAGATGTTCCTCGGCCCTTACGCCAAGTCAGAAGTCGAGTTGCTGGCCTACATTAACAAGTGGAATCCGGTCGGTGGCCGGGTGGACATGATCATCCGGCGTGACGACACGGGCATCACGATTCTGGACGGAAAGAACGGAAAGCGTTACAAAGACGGCAAAGGCGGTTGGATGACCTTCACCGACCCAGATCAGCTTCGCTGGTACGCCATGTTGTTCTACCTCTGCTACCAGAAGCTGCCCGACCGCCTGGGCTTCGTTTACTTCCGCTACCCAGCGGGCGATCCTGTCCTTGACCTGGAGGGGAACCCCACGGGGGAGAAGGAAGAGGGGGTCACCTGGGTGCCCTTCTCAATGGACGACCTCAAGGGACTGGCCCAGCGAGCGGTGGACTGCCGGAAGGGCCTAGAGAAGGAACAGTTCGAGGCGAACCCCTCTTGGAAGCAGTGTAAGTTCTGCGACTTCGAGACCGTGTGTCCTGAGAGGATGGCGCAGAAGGAATCGAACCGGCGGAAGCCCCGAAAGAAAAAAGATGAGCTGAAGCTGACGGAATTTTCGGTTTTTACAATGGGGGCCGTTCCAAAGACGGACGGGAGCGAGTAGTAGAACCGATGGGGGTGAACCATGAAAGCAACCACCGGGCAGGATCTGACGGCACTTGTTCAGCGCCGTGACACACTACGAGAGAACATCCAGCGGGTACGGGGGCGACTAGACTCGGCTCGTCAGGAGCTTGCTGACACCGAAGCGGAGTGTCGCAGCAAGAAAGTCGATCCGGACAAGATCGACACCGTGATCACCCAACTTGAGCAGAGGCTCGAAACAGAGGTAACTGATCTGTCGGCTCGACTGGAGCAGGCGGAGACCCAGGTCGCACCCTTTTTGGAGGAGTAGGTATGAAATTCCAGGTCGCATTGTCGGATCTCACTGAGGCTTTGAACATCGTGGACGCAGCGATGTCTAGCGAGGCCGCAGACATGCAGGGGCATTTTTTGTTCCGAAAGTCCCAGACGGCTGGTCGTGTGGATGTGCTCACGCATGAGCGTTGGTCACAGGCGTCCATATCTTTCGTGGCGGACGTTGAGCAGGGGGATGAGACCGCTTTCACAATCTTTGGGAAGGGTCTGATGAACTTCTTGGGTGCCGTCACATCCGAGACCCCTGATGCGCTGATGACGGTGGATTTCGATACGAAGACCTCCATCACCACGGTCTCCAATACGGCTATACCGAAGATCAACTACCCTTTCGGTACCCTTGGCCCGGACGCCTATCCTGATTTCGATAAGCGCTTGCAGGGTGCCAAGGTGACCGGGACGTGTCGTGCAGACCGTCTTCTGGGTGCCCTCGATGCTGCCAAGGGTTTCATCAGTACCGATGAGCAGCGGGGTCCGCAGAACACCGTGACCGAGTTCCGTGATGGGAAACTCATGGCCACCACCCTCAAGACTCTTGGGATCATCAAGATGCCAGGTTTGGACAACGTTATACATCGTATCCAGGTGGGGCAGCACCTCCCGGCGGTCACGGCTTTCCTGACGGCCTGTAAGGAGGACACCCTGGAAATGCTGGAGGCGAAAGAGGAGCCTGGAAAGGCTGCTGGGATGTTCTTCCTGCGTCGGGGGGACGGGGCGGTCCTTGGGTGGTCGCTGTATTCGAAGCCCTTCCCCAAGATCGCTCAGCCCAAGGCTGAGGATGACCGCTGGTGGAAGATCTCTCCGAAGTCCCTTGCAAACGGCCTCAGGGGTGTCCTGGCGGCGTTCAAGGGGAAGGAAGAGGCCCTGG